GTTTCCCAGTCACGATCATTTATGGTTACCCATTCTTGGGTTTGTTCGTCAAATATCTGCTCGTTAAGCTTAACAAAGTCTTCTGTGTCATCAGGAAACTTAATGCGCACTATCCGCTCTGTATCGTAAACCTTTGGAATCGCTTCGACTAAAAGCTTCCCAACTCGGCGTATGGCTTTAGAAAGATTATCGATAAATGTGAATGAGCCTCGATCACCTTGTCTTTGTCGTGCAATGATGGCCTTGCCAGACGTTTCATTTCCCATGGCACCAATTGAGGCATCAAACATACCAAGCGTAGCCTTAATTTTATCCGTAGATTGTCCGGCCATTGTTAGCTGTGCCGCTGGTACTGGTGAAGGCTGCTCTCTTCGTGGCCCTGGGTCGCCTTGGAATTGAGGAACATATCTAAGCATTGACTGGTTTTCTGTGTTGGCATTATCCCAGTCGTCATCATAGCCCTCTGTGTGGCCCTCAGCTCCAATAAACGGGGCTTTAGGTGCTAATGCGATAGACTCGGTTGCAGCACTATCCCAATAATTTGCTTGGCGCTGGGCATCTTTACTGTAACGGATTAGTGAAATGTACTTTTTCTTATCTTTAATCTGAATTGATTTACCAAATACCGGCACCACTGGAATAATTGAGAAATTAAGCTCAATCGGGCCTTCTAGTATTTCCTTGCCGGTGATCTTGTACCACTTAACCTTGAATGTCTTAACCTTACGTGTTCTTACTATGCTCACGCCTTGGGCTGCTAGTTCATCAACAATGGGTTCTATTTCATCGATGTAATAGCTTGAGCCATCACTCATAAGTGCTTTTTCTTTAATCACCGGCTCACGAACAAAGTACTCACTAACTCGAACGGTCTTTTCAGTAAACCAGCTACCTTGAGACGATACGCTACCAGCAATAGGCTCTGAGGACTTACCGGGGTAATTCGCCTCAAAATCAGCCTTTGTCATAGTGTCGTCAATAAAACACCACATAGCATCTGAGTAATCATGCTCTTTAGCGTTAGGGTCCATGCGCACGCTGAACTGGTTTTGTATTGCTTTGATCATCAAGTCTTGCTCAAAGCTATCATCTAGCATGTAATCGTTCATAACTCGCAGATAGCCAATGCTAGATTGAAGCGCGCCTTGAAATGCTATGTCATAGGCTGACTCTGCATCACTCATGTATTCGATATTCTTGATCAATCCACCAAGTGTCTCAGCAAGCGTGTAATCTTGACTGCCAGCCAAACTACTAATTTTTAACTCTTCACTTTCGCCAGTATCGTCTTTGGGTACGCGAACCATATCAACGGGATTAACTTTTATTGCTGGCTTGTTTTGACGCTGATCACCAAGAACCTGGTCAACAAAGGTGGGTAATACGTTATTTGTGAGGCATGGGCGATTTGAGCTCTCGCGCTCGGTCTTAACGCCTGAAGGCCATTGCTCACCAGAAAGAAAGGTTAAGTCAGCCTCAGCCTCTTCCCATGTATCTTTCCAGTATGTCTCAGCATCATTAGAGCGCTCTCGCGCAATCTTAATAAAATTCTCCTGATCTTCAGGGGTTTTGCTTTCTGGCTTTACCTTCTTATTGTAAAGCTGTTCTATTTTTGAGCTTGGCATGGCTGGCCCCTGTCCTTTGTCTCACATTCGTTTGAGCAGTATTTTTGCCCATCGCGCACAATCAGTCTATCAATCTTACGCTTAACTATTACGTTGCATTGGTTGCACTTGAATTTGATCTTGTTGCTCATCGATGAACCCACCGGCTAGTTTTGCTATTTCTTGTTTTAGTTCTTTCATATTTCTAACGCTGACCAAACTGCTGTCACCGCCATAAAACAGCCGGTACTCATAGCCAAGCGAGTAAATACTAAACCTTTGCATCCTGAAGTAAACACCGCCTATCTCACCGTGCTTTCTCATTCTCCGGCCCTAGCTTTGATTTGGTATCCCATGTCTGTTTTGCTTGTCATGTGGTAACCGCCGCATTCAGGGCAGTGATAGGATTTCAGCTTTTTATTTAATTTGCTCTTTAATCGCCTAATCTTCTGCTTTGCTAGCTTGGCACTAGAAAAATACAGCTTATCTTTACATCCTGCCATTAGCCACCCATCCAACCACCGGAACCAGCTCTTGCGGGTTTCTTCGGTTTATCGCGTTTAGGTACTGGATCTTTATAATACAATCCCATTTGCTGCAAGGCATCTGTAAAGTTTGTGGCCCACTTGGGGCCCACTTCATCCTTAAACACTTCGTTATTGTGATCCCAGTCGCGTCTTAATGCTTTCAATCCTTTAAGGCCCGTCTTTCTAGCTAGATCACCAGTATTGCCGGCAATATCAGTATCGCATCGAACCTTATCAATCCAGATACGAGGAAACAGCTTCTTAAGAGCATCAATTGAGTCACGCTTGCTTTTGCACCGCTCTACTAGCTGAAACTCAATCCCCATGGTTTTTGCTTCTTCTATCCTGCTGCGCTTGGTCATTAGATTGCGAACCGCTAAATCATGCGGCCCCATGTGCTTGCCAAACCTAATGCCATGCTTCTCTTTGAAGTCCCTGAGCCAGTTTATATAATGCTCCATACCTTCGTCACGATTACCGTAACAAGCAATCAGCCTTAGCTCTTTTCCGTATGGCTGCATAAGCCATAGCACCATGTCGTCATTTATGCCCAGATCCCAGAATGTATAAACCAAAAGGGATTTTTCTACTGGCACATTGCAAAGCCTTCCTTCTTCCACAAGCTTTTCCATTTCTTTCTTATACACAACACCCTCTTGAAGAGCGTCATCCGGTGCCTGCTGATACTGGGCGCTAAACATGTAATTGTCTGCTTCTTCCATGGCCAATAGAGTCTCAGTCGGTTCTTTATCTGACCAGTATGAGCACCGCTTGCCATTAAAGCCAGTGTCCTTAATACACTCTTCTCGCATGCCATCTGATAGCGAATCAATATAAGCCTTATCTATTAAGGCGGGCACCTTAAATAACTCGTACTTATCCGGCGCCTTATCGCTTAGTAAGAAGTCTGTTGAATCACCCTTTGCTATACGCTGTTGCACCATAATGATAGGTACGTCATCGTGGGCAAGGCGCGAGCGTACAACCCGGTTTAGCTTCTTGTTGGCGTTATCCATCTTTAAGCCTGAATCCATATCCTTTGGTGGCAATGGGTCATCCAAGATAACCGCGCCAGTAAAGCAATTCTCTATCATGTAGCCGCCACGTCTACCTGTAACCTGCCCATTGATAGAAGTACCGTAAAGCCTATGCCTATGGTTGTGCTCGTCACGATACAGCCAGTTTGAGCTAGATTTGGTGGTAGGGTCCAGTTTTAAAGGCCAAAGCTCTTGGAATTCCTCAGAATCAAGTATTTCTTTAACCCGCTTGGCGTTCTCTGTTACCAGTTCGTCAGAGTATGAAAGGGGAAGCCATCGGCTTGATCTTGGCTTTTCGTCCGTCATGCACTTGATAATGCACCAGGCTATCCAGTGAATAGACCATATTTCTGTTTTAGTTGAGCCAGGTGACACATTTACAATGCCGCGCTTAATCCTTCCATAATAAACGTCTTCAGCAAGCAAGCATTCATATTTATGGTGCCAGTTCTTTTTAAATATCTGGCCCTGAAGTAATTGGAAGAATATACGCAAAAAAGCCTCAAAAGAGGCTTCACTTGCTACCTTAACCGCTAATTTGTCGGCATCGGTCATGTTTTCCCATTGAAGAATTTCGGTCAAGGTAGTTTTTTGCCGTTATAGGTGCAAACTAAGCAAATCCCTTTAGTTTTGAATTTAGTTCTTCTTGCAACCCTTCTGCTTCCGCAGTGATAACACTCCTCAGCCCTTGAGAACACAACTATGATTGAAATAATTGTGATTAGTACTATAAAAATATCCATTAAAACTCCAGCATTGTTGATTTAAGAAGTTCATCCACTTCTCGGTTATACCATATGTAATTGTGCATACCCCAAAGCCTAACTCTGTGCTCCTGTAGCCGCCATTCAGTGTAGCTTCCATACCAATTTTTAACCCACATTATAGGCGCTCCATCAGCTTGCCAACTGCGTCAACCACCTCTTTCGAGCTTACATCAGCCTTAACAGCCAAGGGCTTGCCGTCTTTGCCTGTTAATTCCGATTTCTTGGGTGCATTCCATCCAAGTATGTCGCCAAGCTGCTTGATGGCCCCGTGGCTGTCGTGAAGCTCGATTTTTGGCCCCTGATTGGTAATGGTCACCGATTTAATGCAAACCGCTATGTGATCCGGTATATCTTCGGCATTTTTCACAGTCCAGACGGTTTGATAAACATCGTTGCCGTCTTCATCTTCACCCACTTTCACATTACGAAAAGTACACACATCAGTGATTTTTATTTGAGCTGATTGGGATAGTCGAGTTAATGCCTGTTCTTTGGTCATCACAGCGCTTGTCTGTGCTGATTCTAGCAGTGAGTTATAGTAAGCCTTAACCTTTTTATTACTAAACATTGTGCAAGCCGATGAGTCTTGTGCTACGGGTGTTTTAGCCTTACCTCCCGCTGCCAAATAGGCTTCACGCTGGCTCATGTTTGTGGCTATTAGGTTTAAGACGAATTTTCGCTGAAGGGCTGTTAGCTTTGATGCTAGATCTATCTGCTCACTATTGTGCTTTATTGTTATTTGCTTGTTTTCTTTCATAGCTACTCATCGCCATTATTTAGATCGAAACTAAGATTAATCTTTATCTCTTTGCCACTGGTGTTTGTGAATCGAATCATGTAACAGCGGTCTTTTACTAATGCAAATAAACTGTCGATTATGTCTATATCCATGAAAGACCTATTGCCCGGTCCTACGCTGCCAATGCTATGCTGCCACTCGAAAATAAGAACGCCTTTCCTTCTCTGAATTTATTCTCTTCATAAGTCTCAATCAAAATAGGCATATTACTTATCCCGCTTGGAATCTAGCCTTACACCCTGGCCTGCCCCATTCTGTTTTGAGTCAAGATAAATACTACTGTTTTTTTTTATAACTTCAGAAAGAATATAAAGCGACCTTGTGCCGTTATGCGCCATTATGCCGGTGATTGCCGACATCAATAAAAAATCCATGCCGTAATATTGACACACTGTAGCCGTTAGGACGCCAACAAAACCACTTACAATAATTTCAGTAACCCAGCCTAGCCATGTGGGGGCCTTGCCTTCCAGTGTTGTTAAGTAGCGCACGGTTCCAGCCCACCCGCAAATTATCAAAATCCATATATAGCTTAGCATTCCTGAGCTTTTTAGCTGTTCTACTAGGCTTAGCTTGTCCTGGGGCATATTACTTTCCATTTTATTGTGCTTCAGAGGCCGTTGTCACAATTAACACGATTGCGTCAAAAATCTCAGGATTTAAGACGATGCCGAAGGTGCTAGCAATAACCAGTACCACAGCCCCCACCACCTTTTTAGACTTTAAAAGCCGCTTGATCACGCTCATGGTTATTTTCCTCACAATGAATTTAACTAGAATTGCTTGAATCATAACCATATTACCTTAAAAGTTATTACAGTAAAGCGGGTTATGCCGACTGGCCTAAAACGCCCTGTATGTGTGGCATATCCCAACCTGAGAAGTTTTCACTACCGAACGTGCCGCCCCACTCAAGGTCCAGCGTGATAGCCCCAATTGACTTGAGCTTTTTGGCTGTCGAAAGTATTACACCCGCCACCATAGACAAGTGGTGCTCTTCCCAGCTTGCATGGCCATTGACGTATGCGTAAAAATCTAAGGCCATGCCGTATTTATCACCTTCCTTTACCTGGTGATTGCTTAGCAGCTCATAACCATCGCACTTAGAAACGCCTTCATTAAAAAGCTTATTCTGGGTTGCAGCCGTACGTACGCCGCCATGCGCGGGTATGCCAAAATCAATTGGTGAATTAGCTAAAGCCACCATAAACACCAGCACAATGTCTGGATGCACCCCTTGCATACGCCCACAGCTTGAATTGCTGAATTTGAACATTTTAACCCCTTATTAGCTTTTTCTCGGAAATAACCGAATAGCTAAACATATTACGGTGAAGCCCGTCTTTTGTAAGCTCTTTTAGTGCGGCTATTTCTGCCTTTTGGTGGCAATTTGTTAGGACTATGTACGAAACATAGGTGGCTTCATTGTCCTTTGGCATGAAGCTCACCTCAATTACATTACTCAATGGCTGGCGCCAACCAATAAATCATTGATTTCTTTTAGCGCTTGATTCGCCTTATCGCCAAAATCTTCATGGTGCTCAAATGCGCCAATGAAGTTAATAGCAACCGCAAGGGCATGCTGCTTATCGGCCAAAACCTTGTTGGTTGCTAGTAGCATAGCCATGCAAGAAACAATCTCATTACCGTCAAAATCTTGATGCCAAGAACCTACCGCCTTGAGTGTTTTTCTTGCTTCCTTGGATAGAACCGCCAGCGCTTCCGATGCTGCCACCTCTTCATTTTCTACTGTTAGCTTTCCCACTGGTCGTGGCGCTGCGGCATTAATTGCTTTTTTGATTATTTTCATATTGTACCTTTTGTGTTTTTATTAATTTTTATAACACGTTAATAATGGGGACGTGCCGCCCCATATCGTGTTGTTATAGATTCACTACAGCTGCGAATTTATCCGGCTCCCAGCACTGGGTTGGTAGAGATCTGACAACTTCATTCAGATGATCAATGGCATCCTGAAGCTGCTCCGGTATTTCAGCATCTTCATGGAGATTTTCGAGAAAGTAGTCTTCATCAAGCTGATTCATAGTTACCGGCTTGCAGAGCACTAGCTGCAAATCTTCCAGTGCCTCGTCATTGTCTTCGAGCCAATTTTGCAAATCGTCATAATCAAAAAAATATTGATCAGTACCACTAATATTCAGAGGGGTTTCACCGTCCCACTCTTTTCGCTCGTACCCATTGAATCGCTCGTCTCTTCGTCTTTCTGCACAAGGCTCACAGTATGAGTTGCATGCGTGAATATGCCCGCAGGTTTCACATTTGACATGAGTGCAGCCGCAGTACCGAGCAAGATGCTCATTATCACCAAAAAATCTACCATCCCGACTGACCCAGCCGGAGTGTCCGTCAACGAACTTGGCAGCTTCTGGTGAGTCATATAAAACCATTTCACTGTTCATTTTCTTCTCCGTAATCTATAACAATTCACTGTTTCAGACCTCGCTACGCTTCGGCAGCAAAGCTCTGGGTTATTCGTCTTTTATTTTCTGACACTCTTCATAAGTGCACTGTTTTTTCCCGTTGCCAATATCCTCCCAATCGTGGTCACACTTATCTTGAATGCAGTTCTGGCACATGTGCTGACCGTTGTTCCAAGTGCCACAATCGCCCCAATGAAAAACGCTTCCGCATTCAGAGCAGTTACCCATATCAGAAAGGTCTACAGGCTCATTACAAACAGTGCACTCCCCGCAGTATTCAAAATCCTCATCCATTGTTATCACTCCTGACGAATAACAAACATTTAAATTCGGACGCTCGTGCTACTCGCGCCCATTAAAAATAGGGTTATTTCTAGCCAATCTCTAACTTGGCCATTTCATTTAATTCAGCCAGCTCAGCTTCTTTGTTTGATATGTGCGTTTTTATCACTGGTTTAGCAAGATCGTAAGACATATTAAGTAGTCTATGGCAATTATCCCCGCTCGGAATTCCCAACTGCAAGCCCTGACTTCGACCAAAAGCATCCTTCAGCGATAGCGCTTCTCCGTGAGCCTGAGTTCGCTGCCGTTCCTCGCTTTCATTTATAATTTTCTCTACTTCAATTAATAGACTTTTGCCCGTCTCTATTTCGCGATGACAGGCCCATATCTTTTTGCACATTTCTTGAGATAGCATTTAATTCCCCTAGTTCTTTAAAAATAACAATCAATTTAAAATGGACGGCTCAGCCGCCCGTTAATGCAGCGGTTATTAACGGCCTCGACGAAATGCCGAAGCCTTGTGTTTGCCGCTCGTCTAGAACGGGATGTCATCTGAAAAGTCATCAAACGCATTGCTGTGCTGCGCCTGTTGCTGCGGCGCTTGCTGCGGCTGCTGTTGTTCAGATTGTGCCTGCTGGTTTCCACTTTGAGCGTAACCGCCTTGATTGCTGTTTTGCTGGCGGCTGTCTAGCATGGTCATTTCTTTTGCCACAATCTTAGTTGAATAGCGCTTAATACCGTCTTTTTCGTATTCGTCCGTTCTTAGCTTGCCCTCAACGTACACCTTAGAGCCTTTTTTGAGGTATTCGCCGCAGACCTCAGCCAAACGAGCAAACGCTTCTACACGGTGCCATTCTGTGCGGTCCACCTGCTGCCCTGTGTTTTTGTCTTTGTACCCTTCATCAGTGGCAAGGCTCATGCTGCAAACTGCGTTACCGTTAGGCAAATAGCGTATTTCAGGATCACGACCCAGTGTGCCAATGATGATTACTTTGTTTATGCTTCCGCGAGCCATAAAGCCCCCCTGAGTTAAAACCGACAGCGCTTGGCTGGCGGGTGTTTTGTTAAACTTCGCCACTCTTCATGGCAAGGTAAATTTCCATACATGCGCGGGCATCGGCCATTGCTGTATGTGCGTTTTCGAGCTCTTTGCCGGTAAAGTGCAAATAGCACTCGCTCAGTGTGTGGCCGTTTTTGCCGCCCATGATCTTGCGCGCATTCATCAGCGTACAATAATAAGCGTCTTTGTTTTTCCATTCTTCATCCGAGATTAAATCAGGAAGGTAGCGCTTTAATGCAATGCGGATAATACGGTTGTCAAATGTCGTGTTGTGGGCAATGCGTAGCTTGGCTTTTCCGTAAACATCTAGGAACTGCTCCAAGGCTTCTTTTTCTGCAATGCCTTCATCCATGGCGCGTTCTGTGGTGATGCCGTGAATCTCTGCCACTTCATCTGGAATGATCCAGCCATCAGGCTTAACAATAACGTCAAACTCTTGTTTGATCTCCTTAGTTTCTTCGTCAAAGAGAATTGCGCCCAACTGAACAATATGCGGCTGCTCTTCGCTTTCGCTTGGAACGCTCCATATTGGCAGGCCCGTTGTTTCTGTATCAAATGATAATATTTGATTGTTATGTTTCATGTTGCTTCCTTTTTTTGGCGGCTTTTACACCGCCTAGTTGGTTAAATATTAACGCCGTGCTCTTCAAGAATCTCAATCAGACCTTCTTTAGAGCGCTCTGATATTACCATCATTTCACACCAGCGAGACAAGTCCTCAAGCAGACTATGACTTTCATCCTGAACCGGATCGCCAAGAATATCGGTCTCTTGAATAGGGTCATCAATAATGACCGTATCTGGCCTCTTTGGCACAGCATTCTTGATTTGATTTAGAACTTCTGGCTGGCCTGGTACGCTTGGCATGTCTTCTGGTGCCGCTTCAGCCTTAGAAGCTTCGACTGTTTCGCGCTTGGCCTGCTCTTCAGCTTGAGCCTTTTCACGCTCTTCTTGGCGAATCTTCTCACGCTCAGCTTCAGCCTTAGCTTCTGCTTCTCGTTGAGCCTTGGCTTCTTCTTCCTCCTGAATACGCTGGCGCTCTTGCTCAATACGCTCCTTCTCAGCATTTTCATGCTCAACAATTCGAGCCTTAATAAGATTGATAAGATCATCATTGTTTTTAAGGATTAGCTCAGCATGATCGGAGAATAGAAACTTATGGCCACCGGCAAGCTCTGTTAGCGTGTCTAAATTCTTACGGATATTAGCCGCCATTTCATTGGCCTGAGTTTTTAGATTGGCAACCTCAGTATCTACCGCGTCCTGCATCTTCTCAAAGCTGCGTTTGCCTTTGATTATTGCATTCCAGTCAGCATCAACCCCTTGAATCTGAACGCCATTGATTTTCTTGCTAATCTCATTCAAGTGCTCACGAATTTCTTTATGAGCGCCTTCAGTGATGGCAAACTTCTTGGATTCTTTTGATTCTTTAACCTGCTTCTCGCCATGAGATTGAAGCTTTTGAAGAATTTTATCCGCTTGGGCAACATAACCATTGAATTCAGCCAGGCTTTCAAACTTCTCTTCAATTTCACCAGCCTTGAGCTTAAGTGAGGCACGACCTTCCTTCACATTCTTATTGAATGCTTCTTTGTCAGCAAAGTCTTGATCAGACTCAAGAATGATGCTCATTTGCTCTTTAGCAAGCTTCTCGATCACAGGAATGTAATCACCAAGGTTTGAAACAACCACTGAACCTTCAACGCGGCACTCAATAGAAGGAAAGGCATCTTGTTTTTTTGCCACCAATTCTTGAGTTTTCGCTTTAATTTCATGGCCCTCCAAGTCAATAGCAAACTGCTTCACTGCTGCAATCAATTCAGCTCTACGGCTTTCTTGACTCTGATAAATCATTGATACGCTTTTCTGATCTGTTCCATCAGAGCATGTGAATGTGCAGGCGTTTGTATCGCTTACCAGCATTTGAAATTCTAGCTGCCAGTAATGTAAAGGCTCTAAAACCTTATTTCTGACATTTTCCGCTACCGTTTCATTCCAAAGCTTGTGCTCCCAAGGCATTTTCATTGACGCATTAAACCCGTCAAATGATGCAAGCAGCTCAATGCCCAAATCAAGATCAATCACGCCAACAACAGGGGGGAAATCTTCAAGCCAATTTATCTCTAACAGCTTTCTCGCTGAATCTTCAGCAGCATGACCTTTATCGAAAAGCGCCTGAGTAAATTTATCAATCGGCTTTTGAGCTGCACCCTTTTTCATATCAAGCAACTGGTTTCGCGTCATGTACTTAGACGCGCCCATCATTGCTGGTGCTTCACTGGCAGTTATGCACTCCAATCGCTTTGCTTTCCATTCGTCACTACCTTGAACCAAGTCTAAAATTTTCATTACTCACCACCTTCAACAACATTTGAATTTATTAGCTTTTGCTTTTGCTCTTCAGTCAAAGAGAAGCCTTTGCCAGCAAGATAACCAACTACCTGATCAAGACCATCTTCACTTGAGGCCACCCGCGAAGAAAACTGTTCAAAACTGCTTTCAAACATTGCATCGCTTACAAAGTTTTCAACAACCTCACCCTGAACAACCTTTTCACTAACAGACTCTTGAATGCGCTCACCCTCATCAGGATCAACAATACCGCTAAGACTGAATGCGTAACGCGCTGCCTGAATGGTTGCCTTATGGCGCAACATGCGAACAGGCCACTTTTTCCACGGCTGAGAACCTTTATCGCACTCTGATAAATATTCAGTTACTTCAATTGGATGCTTGCGGTCAGTACGGTGAATACGGCAAGTGATTGAATGTATTTTGTCGTTATCGTCAAATTTATCTTCAAACACCATCCCATCAAACTGAGGATGGCTATTGATAATTTTAAGCCAGCCATCGATAGAAACGATTGGCTGAATACCACCGCCCTGAGTAGGAAAAGCGTAAATTTCCTTGGTCATTGGGTTTAAGTTGTATTCATTAGCCACTGCCAAGAATGATACAAACTGCTCAGACGTTGGCTGCTTGCCGCTAGGCATTAAGGTATTTAAAACGACATTATGAAGCTCTTGAGGCTCAACACTTAAGCGCTCCGCCATAATTTGAACTTGGTTTTTTGGTTGTCCCGTCATACTCACTCCTGCGCTATATGCGCGTTATTTGTTTGCTCTTGATATTCGATCTCACTAACCACAAAGAAAGCTATTAGAACAATTGTTATTTTTATTAAAGATTTCATGGTTAATCACCCCTTTAATCCTGAGCGTTAAAATTACCACTTTTCACACCAATGTAAAGCGATTTTATATAAATATTTAATGTTTTTGTTTTTTTTTATTGTTTTTCATACAACTAGGCATTAGTATCACAAAACACAAATAGGGGAAAAACATGAAACTAAGTAAGATTTTCGGAAAAGCCATGATAGATAAAGACGTGCAGGGCGGAGTAAGACAGCTTGCCGAAATGGCAGGCATTTCTTATGAGAAGACAATGCGCATAATGAAGGATCAGCCAAGTGCAAAAATGGTTGACGTTATAGCCGTCGCTGAATGCCTGGATCTAAAAATCACTTTTATTAGTAAGGGTGAGTAAATGTCAGGCCAAAGAAAGTCATTCATTATTCATAAGGACAGCTTGTCTGTTTTAGATGAGCTTTCTGACGAGCAGGCTGGAAAACTATTCAAAGCAATAGCTTCTTATCATTGCGGCGAAGAAATTGAACTCGACACTCTGACAAAAATAACCTTTGCACCGTTCAAGTCTCAATTTGCTAGAGACGATGAAAAATACACTAAAACTTGTGAAGCCCGCGCAGCCAGTGGCTCTAAAGGTGGTCTAGCAAAAGCTAGCAAAAGTAAGCAAAAGCTAGCAAAAGCTAGCAAACCAAAGCAAGAGTTAGCAAATCTAGCAGATAGTGACAGTAAGAGTGATAGTAAGAG